CGAGACCGCCCTTGAAGGCGTCGCGGACGGGATCGGTGGCGCTGGCGTTGGCACCCATGCCAAGGGCGTCGAACTGAGCGGCGATGTACTCGTCGCTCTTGTCCTTCACGGCGTCGGCGCCGAATTTGTCGGCCACGACTGCCTTGCGGACCTCGGGGCCGGACTTGCCCTTGAAGCTATCGGCGAGGTTGGGGGAAATCTTCTTGGCCGTGTCGATCAGGGCGGTGCGCGCGACGAGCATGCCTTCAAGCGCGTCGGCGGTCGGGATCTTGGCCGTGAGGTCGGCGACCTCCTTGGCGTGATCTTCCTTCAGCTTCTTCGAAGCCTCGGTCGCGACGTTGAGGGCGGCTGCAGCGTCGGCGAGCAGCTTGTCCTTCTGTGCGATCTCGGCGTCGCGCTTGGCGATGGCCTCGGCGCCTGCGTCGGTGGTCTCGATCGTCAGACCGTCCACCTGGATCTTGCGGAGTTCTTTCATGTGGTCAGTTCCTGGGTTGGTGGCGGGCTGACGCGAACCATCGCCGTTGGGCTTGCCCTTGCCCTCAGCGTCGTTGAACGCCTGCCAGCTGTCCCCGACGCGGCAGGCGTGACCTGCGCGGCCCCGGTCGACGATGGCGACGTGGTTTCCTTTGATGCCGGTCATGACGGCCTGATAGGCCGTGCCGTCCGGCGCAACACCGTCCTTGAACTCGACCGTGCACTCGTAGCCGCAAGAGAGCTCGCGGGTGCCGGCCTGAATGGCAGATACAGCGTCGGCATCAGTCACGATGAGCGGGATCCGTACGAAGTCACCATCTCGGGCCACTTCTTCGCCGGTATAGCCGACGCTGTACTTCTTCCAGTTCGAGGCATCGACAGCCTCGACGGGGTGTTGCAACGTCATAGGGCGATTGGCGAAAGAGCCCATGACCGCTTTGGAGAACACCGCGTCTTCCGAGCGGTAGACCTTCACGACCGGGATGTCGGGGCGGCCGACTTCTACCCCCGCGTACTCGTAAATCCCGGCCCGAGCTATCCGAGCGTCTGCCACCAGATAGCCGTCAGCCGTCAGCCGCGCGCCTGCGAGCGCGACGCGATCCGTTGCGTACATGAGGTGATCTCCGCTCAGCGTGCGACTTGCGCGACGGCCGATTGTGGGGCTTACTGAGGACGCGAGCCCCTGTCGTCTAGTGGTCAGGACGCCCGACTTCTAATCGGGAAACGTCGGTTCAAATCCGACCGGGGCTCGCCTCACCATCAGGTGCCGACGATCACGAGATCGAAGTTCACGGCCGAGCCGCCGGCGGAGTTGGCGAACTTGAGGTTCACCGCGGTCGAGACCGTCCAGCCTGCCTTGGGAGCGGTGAGCATCGCCACGCCTCCGGGAGGAATGGTAACAGTCGGGGCAGTGCCGCCGAGCGGGCCGAGGAAGGGATTGGACCCCGCCGCACCCATGACGACGTTATTGGTGTTGCCGGCGGCGGCCTTGACGATGATGGCCTTGACCTTCGTCAGCGAGAGGTCCGCGCCCAGCGGATCGGTCAGTGCGGATAGGTCCAGCGTTGTATCACCAGAGGCCGCGATCTCGACGCTGTTGACGTAGGCCTTGCTCGCCTGCCAGTCGCCCGTGCCGCTCGCGAGATCGACATCCGCGAGGCCGGCAAACTTCGCAACAGCACTTCCCAGGTCGGGCGCGGCGCCGAGGCTATACTGGATGGACGCGCGCAGCTTTGCGGTTAGCGACATGGCGGGGATCTCCTATCAGGTCTCAGCGGTCAGAGCGGCGTGCTCAACGAGTTCCTCGAGCATGTCGAGGCGTGACGTGATGGCAGCGAACAGAAGCGTGCGACGGCGCGCGAACATCCCGGCCTTGCCAGCCATGCGTTCGAGGTCGACATCGCCAGATGCGAAGCCGAAGATGGTCTCGAACATTTCCTCGGCCTGGCTCTCCAGGAAGCTCGCCTCGGCCTTCGCCGCAGCGACGACCTCCTGAGCTCGCCTGATCTCCGCCTGCCGGATCAGCGCCGCCTCGCGGGTCCAGGACAGAACATCCTCGCCCATCGTTCCCGAGACGGTCGATAGCAGCTCAGCGTTGGCAACCGTGTCGAACGGGTCGCCCGGATCTCCCTGCGTTCCGATGTTGGCTGCGTCGGCCGGATCATCGATCAGAACCGCCAGAGCTCGGCAGCGGCAGTTGATGGCTTGCCCGGGTTTCTCGACGGGAGCGTCCCAGGCGTAGGTCTTGCCGTTCTTGTCGTGGTGCGACTGGCGTTCACGACCATCCATAATGGTCTTCCACGTGAAGTGCGTAACGCCTGCCTGCTTCTGCCGAAACTCATTCATGGACGAGTTCAGCTTCGCCGCCTGGTCCCGCGCAATGAGTATCCCGCGCCGGCGGCCGATGCCCTCGATGTCCTTCAGCGACTTCGCGATGTCGGCGTTGCTACGGCCCTCGAAGATCGCCCCGAGGGTTTGCCGTTCGATACGATGCGCCACGTCCTCCGAGAGGTTCTTGATCAGGCTCGAAAACTCCGCCTGCCGCACCGAGATCAGTTCAACGAGATCGTCATCCGCGAGAAGTTTGGACACATCGACCTGAGCCCCCACGTTGACCGCAGCCACCCAGCGCCGCGTGTGCGCCGGACCTTCCCTCGCTATCGCGGGAAGCGCCCTGCCCTCGGCAACCGCTGCGGCGCGTTGAGCTTCTCGGCGTAACCCTTCGATGATGCTCCGAGCGTTTTCCCCCGCGTCGTCCCCGACCCGGCTTGATACTCGGATGATGGTTTCCCCTGCGGCTTCTCGGGCTCGTAGCGCTGCCCTCTCGGCCGCCGCGACTTCACCGACGTTCGCCCTGGCCCAACTCAAGATAGATCGCACCAAGCTCGTCATGGTCACGATCAAGTCGAGATCGAAGCTCTGAGAGACTGTCACGGGCCGGAGCACGATTTTTCGGCGCCGCCTTCCCCGGAGGGCCATTGCGGGCAGGTTGAACGTTTGCATTGGCCCCCGCCTTTGTCGCAGCAATCTCCGCCTCTAGGAGCGGATCCTCCGGCACGAGCTCGCCGTTAGGGCCAGCGTGTTCCTCGATCGCTGCCTCAAGTCCCGGATAGGTTTCGTTCTCGATGAGCCGGTTGACGATGCCCTCGGCGAGCGCCTCTTCGGGCATGAAGCTGGCATTGATGTAAATCTGATCGGTCTCGGCGCGCGTCTTGTCGATCGCGGCCTTTTCCTTCTCCGACATCTGCCAGAGCGGGTTGAAAGTGAAAGTGACTTCCTTCGGGGCCGGACCACCGGTGGCGTCCCGCCAGAGGAGATCGTCGAGGATCTTGAGCTTCGGTCGGAGGTCCGTCCTCCGCTGCCCGTCAAGCATGTCGTAATAATTCGTCTGGTCGCCCTCACCGGTGGCGTTCAGTCCCTTTGCCGACGTGCCGAGCAACCGCGTGACCGGGATGTCAGCAGCACCCGAAACGATCTGGAGGAACGCCATCATGACTTCAGGCAGATTGCTGAAGTTCGTTTGCTTGCGGTCCCATTCGTCTTCTTTGTCGAGGAGCAACGTGTTGTTGATGCTCTTGAGCATGGCCGACGCCTGGAAGCGCCGAGTCAGCAGGGCCGTACCGTCCGTGGTGGCGAGGTACTTGGAGATGCCTTCCATCTTGACCACGTCGACCTTCGCCTCATGGACGAGCTCGGCGACGCCGGTGGCCGCGAGTGCCGCCGCATGGATGGCCGAATACGAGACCTGCAAAAGGCTGTCACCCCAGCCATAGGCGTTGACATCGATGTCAGGGCGCGCGGCACCGATGAACCGGATGACGCGCGTCGGATGAATCTGCACCTCGCCGGTGGTCTGACTGCTCAGGGTGTAATGGATGGGCTCGCCATACAGCGGAGAAGTCGGGTCGAGGTTGCGCTCGCCGGGGTTGATCATTCGCCGGTGGACGACCGTCAGATATTTGAGACCGCCGGCCTTTACAGCATCAGGGCGGAGCGGCTTCATCGGATCGGCAACGTCGGCGCCGATGACAATCGCCGAGCCGCCATAGAGACGCGCCCACTTCAGCGCCTTGTCGATCTTGCCGCGGATGTCGTGCCGCTCCTCGGCATCTTCGATGATGGTGATCTGCTCTTTCTCGGCCTGCCAGCAGCGCCAAGGGCGCAGCATGTCCGTCACCGGCAAGTCGATGATCTTCCGGGCAAGCCAATCGCCGCGATACATGGCTTCGATCTGGCCGTCGTCGAGCGTCGGGATCGTGAAGCGGTCAGAGGCCGACTTCGCGCGCCCGACAGCAAGGTTTGCTGCCAGATTTTCCAGCCGATCGTTGATCATGCTTTAGACCCAAAGCTCTAAGGGCAGCGGACCACTATCGGCCGGGAAGAACGCCATCATCACCGCGTCGCCAAGATTCGGGGATTTGGTCCCCTCCGGCGTCTTGTCGATCACCAGCCGCATCCGAGCACTCTTGCTCGCTGTGGGCTGGCTCAATTCCTTCTCGATCTTCCGCAGGAGCGGCATGGTCGAGTCCAGGCTGATCATCTCGTCAGGGTCGAACTTCACGCCCTCGGTGACAGCGCGATAGGTGCGCTCAAAACGTCCGCGCAGATGCCACCAACCTTGGGCCTTGAAGTTCTGGAAAAAGTCCTTGTTCAGCGGGCTGTCCCGGTCGCCCGGCACCACGCGTTTGTCTGGGTCCTTCACCGCAGCGCCGGCGTCCCAAGGGATGAGCCGAACACCTTTTGGCAAGAGCCCCTCGTCCGCGAGACGGTTCGTCTCGGCCTTCACACCGGTGCCGACGCCAATGCAGTCGTATTGCAGGTCCATCGGAAGCGACTTGTGACGCTCGCTCTCCTCGATCGCCTTACGAGCCGTGACGCCGGTATCTCGAGCACCCCACTCCGCAGCCCACTTGAGCACCGAACCCTTGCGCTTCACGTAAGCGTTCGTATCTCCGCCACTGTCCGCCACGTCGAGCGCGCCGACCCAGCCACCAGTGTCATCGAAGCCCAGTCTCGTATGCGCATCGATGGCGGCCTTCACCCAGTC